AAAAGCATTACAAGTGCCGAAAAGGAAAGTGATATACATGTATAATATATATGAACATATAAGTGATATAGATATAAGTGTAGGAGAAACAAAGAGAATGAATTGTCCTGCGTGTAAGGGGTACAAGACCTTTACTATCACTAACAATATGGGTTCACTTGTATGGAACTGCTATAAAGCCTCGTGTACTGTCTCTGGTGGTACTCGTGTGCATATGTCCATCGATGACATACGGAAGGGCTTCTCTGGTGCTGATAGCATGGCTAATGATATTGATTTTGTGCTACCTAATTATGTAGTGCCTATCAAAGATAAGAAATGTGGTCTTGATTTCCTACACAAGTGGGGCATACCACATATGAGACACGAGGTTATGTATGATGTCAAAGAAGATAGAGTTGTATTTCCCATCGTACACAACAACAAGATTGTAGATGCAACAGGAAGAACAATAGGAAAAAAATTACCCAAATGGAAAAGGTATGGAAAAAATAGCTTGCCTTATTCTTTTGGTCATGGTAAGGTAGCTGTAGTTGTTGAGGACTGTGTGAGTGCCGCAGTTGTAGGCAGTGAGGTTTTTGTTGGGGTAGCTGTGTTGGGTACTTCACTGCATGAATCACACAAGAGGTATCTCTCGCAGTTCTCTACAGCTATAATTGCCTTAGACCCTGATGCATTACCCAAGACACTAGCTATTGCAAAGGAACTAAGAGGTCATGTCAATGAAGTGAAAGTGCTAAAGTTGACAGACGATTTAAAATATCGTAACCCTAACGATATACAGAAGTTAAACGACACAGGAGTAACATAATGGAATTATCTTTAATACGTAGCCTGATGGATAAGTCATTCTATGATGACCATCGTGGCGCACGTTGTCCAGATAGATTGTTTAGTAAAGATGTACGTAAGATAAAGCAAGCTATCGACAATGCCATGACTAGATATGAAAGGACAGTCAATCCAGATGAGATTGAAGCACTGTTCATGGCAAACAATCCATCCATGACTACTGCACAGAAGCAAGCATACTCTTCTTTGTTCTCTCAGATAAAGAAAGAACATCCTATGGGTACAGATATATCCCAAGAGGTTCTATCAAAACTGTTTCAGCAAGTCATTGGAGAAGACATTGCAAACTTAGGATTTGATTATGTCAATGGTGACAAGTCTAGCCTAGAGCCTTTGCGTATGTTGTTGGAACAATATGGTGATGACTTCACACCTAACCTACAAGTTGAGTGGGATGACATTGAGATAGATACGCTGTTAGCTAAAGCAGACTTAGAAGCTAGATGGACATTCAATATACCTAGCCTTACTCGTAAGGTAGAGGGTGTCAATGCAGGACACCTAATTGAGATAGGTGCTAGACCTAATACAGGCAAGACATCTTTTCATGCTAGTCTTATAGCATCTCCTAATGGCTTTGCTCATCAAGGTGCTAACTGTATCATACTATGTAACGAAGAGGGATATCATAGAGTTGGTGCAAGATATCTTACTGCAGCCACAGGCATGACGATGAGAGAAATAAAGAAGAACCCATCTAAGGCACGAGATTTATATGCTCCTGTCAAGGAGAGGATAAAGATTAAGGATGCGACAGGACGTGACATGGCATGGGTAGAGAGTATATGCAAAACGTATAATCCTGACATCGTGCTATTAGATATGGGTGATAAGTTTGCTAAGACAGCAGGTTTTGCTAGAGCAGATGAAGCGTTAAAAGCTAACGCAATACATGCTCGTATGATTGCTAAACAGCATGAGTGCGCCATGTTTTATATGTCTCAGTTATCTGCTGATGCAGAGGGCAAGGTTCTTCTCAATCAGTCTATGATGGAAGGTAGTCGTACAGGTAAAGCGGCAGAAGCCGACCTAATGATATTGATTGCAAAGAATCCTGTTGTGGATAATCAAGAGGAAGAAGATACGGAGCGTCATTTAAATGTTGTAAAAAATAAGTTGACAGGATGGCACGGTGTGGTACACTGTGAGCTAGAGTATCAAACAGCGAGGTATACAGTATGAAGTTAACAATAGATGTAGAAAATACTACTACACAAAGAAATGGTAAGTTACATCTTGACCCATTTGAGCCTACTAATTCTTTAACTATGGTTGGTATGTTAACAGATACAGGCTTAGAAAGACGTATTACGTTTGACCACAGTGAGGTTATGCCAACACCTAATGGGCATGAGCAAGTACAAGAATGGTTAGACAAAGCTACTATATTAATAGGACATAACATTGCCTATGATTTAGTTTGGTTGTGGGAGTCAGGCTTTAAGTATGATGGTGCAGTGTTTGATACAATGCTTGTTGAGTACGTCTTACAGAGAGGAGTAAAAGAACCACTATCACTAGAGGCTTGTGCAAATAGGTATGAATTAGATACTAAGAAACAAGATACATTGAAGCAATACTTTGCGAAGGGTTACACTACTCGTGATATACCATTAGTTGAATTGTCTATGTATCTGTCGTCAGACTTACATGCCACTCAACAATTATCAGATAGGCTATACACTAGATTGAATACACAGAAAGATGCTAGTCTGATGTCTACTGTTATACTTACTAATAAAGTAGCAGTGTCATTAGCTAAGATATATCATACTGGATTCAAGGTAGACCTATTCAAGTTAGATGAAGTTAAGAAAGAGTTTGAAAAGGAGAAAGTAAATCTAGAATCATTATTAAGTATACATGTAAACAAATTAATGGGTGACACTCCTATCAATCTTAATAGTCCAGAACAGTTGTCATGGGTTATATATGGCAGGAAAGTTATCGACAAAACAGAGTGGGCTAACAGTATTGATAACTATATGGAACAGAGTTTATTCAGAAGTTTGATACAGAGCCACACTTCTGTCTTGTATAAAACAAAAGCAGAACAATGTGATGAATGTAAAGGAGAAGGATATGTTCAAAAGTTTAAGAAAGATGGTAAACCATACGCAAGAAAGAATAGATGTCAAATCTGTGACACCAAAGGGTTCTTATTCAAGGACACAAATGAAAGAGCAGGACTTAAATTCAAACCGCCTACACCCAAGTGGGCAAGTGCTAATGGGTTTTCTACTAGCAAAATAAATTTAGAGATATTAGAGAAGTCAGCTAAAGCAAAG